ACAAGAATTACTTCGTGTTACTCAAGAATTACAATCCCAAATAGATCAAATATTGTCAAAAGATAATTTTACTAATTAATGGCTTTAGAAAAATTCATACAAACCACAGGTAAAAAGACAATAGATACACTCTATAAGGCTAAAAAACCCTTAATTAAGGCACAAAATACAATTGATACTATTAATGAAATAGATATTTGTAATATTATTAATTATTTTTTAAATAAAGCTATTCCTCCTGGTTCGCAACTAGAAGAACAATTTGGTAAATTAAAAGCAGAAGTTAAAAAGATAAATGATAAAATTGCTGAAATAGAAGATAGTAGTGTTTATACCAAAATATCAGATGCTCAAGCTAAACAACAAGAAATACTTAGTTTAATTACCTCATTTAATGTTCCTGAATTTGTTTTGAAACTTGTTCCTCAAGGAGGTGAATTAATTAAACAATTAAAAAATACAGCTGATAGTATTGGTAATATAACTACTAGTGGTGATATTGGTAAAGTATTAGGTACATTAAATACTATAAAAAGTTCTCTTAAAACAATAGAGAATATGACTAGCCCTGCTGATTTGGTTAATGTAACTAGAGCAGGACAACAAGTACAAAAATTACAAGAGGTATTAAATCCATCAAGATTAGTTCCTGCTTTAGAAGCACTTCTTACTGGAATAGAAGGTGCAGTTCGTTTATTGAATTTAATAAATAATAATCTTAGAAGATTAGCTAATTTAGTTGGGACATTATCTAGAATTATTTCTATATTAAAAAGAGTATTAACTGCAATCAAAAATATTCCTATTCCTGCTCGTTTTGTATTAGTATCTACTATTAATCGATTACAAGATATTGCTCGTAAATTAGATAAACAATTGGATAAAGCTGAAGCTTCAATAAAAGAATTAAATGGATTTCTCCAATCAATAAGTAAAACAATAAATGATATTACTTTATTAGTTAATGTCATTGTTGAATCACTAAAAAAATTACTTGATAAACTTAAAGCATGTGCTAAAACAAAAGATTTACCTATTGTTACTAAAACAGAAACATTAATAGTTAATCTTACTAAAATTAAAGATGAAATAATAGCATCAGTTACAACCTCCGATCCTAAAGTGGTTGTCTATAAAGGATTTAAATTGACTATATTAACTGAGGAAGTAACAGATGAAGGTATTACCTTACGTAGAAGATATGGGGTTGCTACAAATGTTCAAGGCATTGTTAAAGCACAAACTGATTTAACATACGCTACCTTAGATGAAATTATATATAACGAACTTCGTTTTGAAATTGATAGATTAAATCTTGAAATAGCTGAAAATACTAATCCTAGCGAAGAAGCAGCACTTGATGAAGAATTAGGATTACCTTCAGAACAAGAACAATTAGCCGATATTGCTGCTTCTGAAGCAGAAGTTGCTAATATTATAAAATCAATACCTGCTGAAGAAAAAGTAGTAAATGAACGTAGTAAAAGAGATAAACGTAAGTTTAAACGTTTTAAACGTACTATTAACAGATTAAAAAAACAAGGTCTTACTAAAGAGCAAATTAGAAGTCGTGTATTAAATAAAAACAAATTTGATAATTTTAGTGAACAAGATTTTGAAGAAGCATATAGAGGTAGTAGTATTGTAGAAAAATCAAAAAATACTACAGGCACTTAAAAACAGTTTTATAAATATTTATATATATGAAAGTTGAAACATTTAGAAAATTAATAAGAGAAGAGGTAAAACGCGCAATTCGCGAGGAATTACCATCTGTACTTAATGAGATTAATGAAACACCTAAAGGTGTTGCTAAACCAGGCCGTGCTTTCAGTGGATTGTTTGAAGAAATGGATAAAAAAGTCAAACAACCTATGATTGAAACCACAGGTAATCCAATGCTTGACTTGTTAAACGAAACTCGTCAACAAATGACTATGGGTGATGAAGAATGGCCGTCAATGGGTAACTATGATTCTAGCGCAGCTAATAATTATCGCGCAGAAATGATGAGTGCTTTTGGTGGTGGTGCTCCAACAGTTCAAACAGTAGATCAAATGTTACAAACAGCAAGACCAGCAAGTGATGTATCTCACGTTCAGATTAATGCTGTGCCTGACTTTAGTAAAATGATGGGTGTATTAAAAGAAAAAGGTCAAATTTAATGGCAAAATATATTATTCAAAATATTAATCCATTAGATACAAAACCCTCAGTAGGTGTTGGTATCAGAGTTCCGTTTGACGGATTTACTGGTATTAATACTACTTATACTACCCAAGAAGCAGTAAAATCAAATTTATTAAATTGGTTTTTAACTAATGATAGAGAAAGACCATTTAGCCCTGCATTTGGAGCTAATTTAAGAGCACAGTTATTCGAACAAATTAATTCGGGTACTTTTGCTTCAATAAATGACGTAATTACTCAAGAATTAGCTATTTATTTTCCGAATGTATTAATTGATGATTTACAGGTTCAAGGTTCACCAGATTATAACACAATTCAGATATATTTTAGATACCGTCTAAATGAAACGAATATTGAAGATGACATACAAATAACTTTTACCAATGGCTGAGACTAAACAAGTATCCTATATTAATAAAGATTTTGGCACGTTTAAACAACAATTAATAAACTTTGCCAAGATTTATTATCCTAACTCTTATAATGATTTTAGTGAAGCATCACCTGGTATGATGTTCATTGAACAAGCTTCTTATGTAGGTGATGTACTTGCCTTTTATGCTGATAGTCAAATTCAAGAAAATTTTGTTCAATTTGCTAAACAAAAAAGAAACTTATTATCATTAGCATACCAAGCAGGATATGAACCTAAAGTAACATCAGCCGCTTCTACTATTGTAGAAGTATATCAAATTGTTCCTTCAACAGTTGATTCTGGTCAATACATCCCAGATTTCAATTATTCAATGATTATCCAAGAAGGAATGCAATTATCAGCATTAAATAATCCTCAAATAGGATTTTATTGTCCTAAAAAAATTGATTTTACTTTTTCAGCATCATTTGATCCTACAATTGTGTCTGTATTCTCATTAGATTCAAATAACAATCCAGCATATTATCTTTTACAAAAAGAAACACAAGCTGTAGCTGGTACTTTACAAACATCAACTTTTAATTTTGGTAACCCAATTAAATTCCCAACTGTTACAATTGATGCTGATAGAATTATAGGCATTGTACAAATAACAGATAGTGATAATAATAAATGGTATGAGGTTCCTTATTTAGCTCAAGAAACAATTTTTGTACCTAATGATAATACAGTATTAAACGATCCTAATCTATATCAATACAGATCTCAAGTTCCTTATTTATTAAAATTAATGAAGGTTCCAAGACGCTTTGTTAAGAGATTTAGAGATAATAATACATTAGAATTACAATTTGGTGCAGGTATTTCAAATAGCTCAGATGAAGAAATAGTACCAAACCCAGAAAACGTAGGTTTAGGTTTACCTTATGGTATAAATAAATTAACTACTGCTTACGACCCTTCAAACTTTTTATATACCAAAACTTATGGTATTGCTCCTTCAGATATAACTTTAACAGTTCAGTATTTAACAGGTGGTGGGGCTGAATCAAATGTACCACAAAACCAACTTCAAACTGTTGTTTCAAGTTCAGTAACATTGTTTGGTGGTAGTACATTAGATGCAATTCAAGCATCTACAGTATTAACTTCATTAGCTGTAAATAATCTTAGAACAGCTGTTGGAGGTGGAGACGGAGATAGTAATGATGACTTAAGATTAAACACAATGTCTGCTTACCCTACTCAATTAAGAGCAGTAACTAAAGATGACTACTTAGTTAGAGCATTAAGTTTACCTGCTGAATACGGTGTAGTATCAAAAGCATATATTACTCAAGAAATGAGTATTACTGAAACTACTCAAAATACAGGATTAACAGCTACTTTAAATCCATTAGCTTTATCACTTTTTATATTATCTAAAGATAATGATAATAGATTAAACTATGCTACTCCTGCTCTAAAACAAAATTTAAAGACTTTCTTAGACCAATATAGAATATTAACTGATGCTATTGTAATTAGAGATCCATTTATTATTAACATCGGTGTTAATTTTGAAATTGTAGTTAGACCAAGTTTTAATAACAAATTAGTATTAAATAACTGTTTAGCTGCTATTAGAGATTTCTTTTTAATAGATAGATGGCAAATCAATCAACCAATTATTTTACCAAATCTTTATACATTATTAGACACTGTAGAAGGTGTTCAAACTGTACAAAGTGTTAACATTGTAAATTTAGTTGGTGAAGATCAGGGTTATTCAAAATATTCTTATGATATGAATGCCGCAACTATTAAAGGAATTGTATATCCTTCATTAGATCCAAGTATTTTTGAAATAAGATACCCAAATAATGATATACAAGGTAAGGTAGTAACATACTAAAGGGATAGAAAGTCTATATTTATATCAAGATAAAATAGACTATGGCTGTTTACAACATATTTCCTGAAAAAGACACATTTATTTGGTCGCAACATCCCACACAAAATATGGGAATGGATGAAATCCTTGAGGTTTCAACATATAATGATCCATCTACTGTTGATAATTTAAGTTTAATTCCTTCTGTTACTAGGGCAATTGTAAAATTCCCTCAGTCACAAATTGATTATGTATTAAATAATCTAGTTAATGTATCAAGTAATAGTATTTTTACTTCCTCTTTTCAATTATTTTTAGCTAATGCCTCCGCTTTATCTCAAACATATACCTTAGAGTGTTATGCTGTTTCTGAGTCATGGACAATGGGAACAGGTAGATTAGCAGATCTTCCAATTACTACGAATGGTGCATCATGGAAATATAATCGTGCTTTAGATACAAATGATCAATGGGTTACTTCAAGTTTTCAAGCTAACGTAACTGCTTCGGATAATGGTCTTCAAAGAGGAGGAGCTAACTGGTTTATAACACCTCGTTCTTCTCAATCTTTTGATTATACTTCAAATAAGGATACTAATTTTAATGTAACACCTATAGTTAAATTATGGTATAGCCATTCCCAACAACCAGGTTTTTACCCAGAAGCTTTTGGTAACGAAGGTTTTCTTGTAAAATATACAGGTAGCCAAGAATTTAATACTGCAAGTATCCAACAATTAAGTTTCTTTTCAATGGATACCCATACGATTTATCCTCCACAACTACAAGTTAAGTGGGATGATTCGTCTTATAATATTGGTAGTGGGACTGTAATTAGTACTGTAAGCCAATCAATATTAACCATTGGAAATAACCAAACAGAAATTCAAGAAACTGATGTTTATAGATTTAGAATTTATTGTAGAGATCAATTCCCTGCACGTTCATTCCAAACCTCATCCGTTTATTTAAATAATAAGTTTTTACCTACTTCAAGCTATTGGGCACTAAAAGATTTGAAAACTGAAGAAATTGTCGTAGATTTCGATACTAAAAATACAAAAGTTAGTGCTGATCCTACAAGTAATTATTTTGATGTTTACATGAATGGTTTAGAGCCCGAAAGATATTACCAAATAATGATTAAAACCATTATTGGAGCTCAAACACTAGTATTTGAAAACCCAGGTAATTATTTTAAATTAGTTAGATAATGG